TTTTCAATCAGACCAGCTCCTAAATTTTGATTTATCCAAATAGATTGATTTTGTACTGTACCAGCAAAAGCTCTATCTCCACCAACTGCAAATGGCAATTGACCAATAGGTCTAGCCTTCCCAAAATACTCAACCCATCCATCTGCATTAACTTCATATCGATTTGTATGTAATTTAAATTGTTGAAAAACAGGTGCTGTAGTTATTGCTGTTACAATCCTAAACCTGATCCAATAATAATTAATTCCAATTGATGGATTTATTGGATCATTTTTAGTCCATGTGTCTGTAACTAATTGATTATTATATCTTATATGATGACCACCTGTATCTTGAAAATAATTTTTAGCATGAGGATAATATTGTTCATCTGAATCAACTTCCATTCCATTGAGTTCAATCCATGTGGACCCATTCCAATATTCAATGACTATTTCACCAGCACCTAATACTGCTGCTGTTTCAACTTTTGTTTTTATTCCATAATGCTCAAGTACATCTATTCCATTTGTTAAAGAACTAGCTACATATATTGCATTGTTAGCATCTACTCCAGGGAAGGTAAAAGAAGATAAGCTCGCAGATCTTGCCTCTATGCTCACATCGGTAAAGACTCCACCTGAACTTTCCGTGTAAACGAGCATCCCTCTGGTGTAACTATCTCCTTCACCCATTACAGCCTCAAAACCTGCTTCAGGAATCCCTACATGTAACTCACCAATAATATTAAAGCCTTCATCATCTTCTTTATTATCTATAATGGCCCCTATTAACTGCGCACCTGGAACAAAATTTAGCTTGTCTATGGACGTTCTCCCTGATCCAGTTAATAGTGCTGTCGAAGATAAAACATTTAAATCATATCTTGTAGAGTCTTCTATTATTCCTGTAATATTTACCTCGGTATTTGACCCTACATCATTAATTCTTAAACCATCTTGTTGTGCATTAAATAGGTTGATTGTATTTATTTGTAAAACTGATCCACCTTCCGCAACAATGCCATCCGTCATCCCAACAAAAGAACTTATGTTATTGACTATTCTTGCTTGATCTTGTATAAGCAATGCTGTTCCCACGTTAGGACTAAAAGAAATTATACCTATTAACGTGGCAATAGAACTTGCACCACTTATAGTAGCTATAGTAGTTACTATTGATGTAGCAGCAACTGTATAATTTGTTACTGTTAAATTACCTGCTAACACATGTATACTACGAGTACTTGTTACTACTGTATTAAATTCCCCATGATTAGATATATTTAATGAAGCAGAAGCATTGTTTAACAATATTCCATTGCTACATTCATAGTTTATACAGTCAACGATAGAAGATATTCCTGGAGTTGTAAAGCTAAAAGCATAACCTGAACCAGAGACAGAATTGATGTTTAATCCTCGAATAACACAAAATGCAGACATATCAAACATATTTTGATTAGCGTTTTGAGCAACAACGCTAGTCACAAATGACCCACCAGAACCTCTTATTGATACATACTCTTTGCACTGCAATGGATTGTCTTCGATGTAAACTCCTGGAGCAACTTGTATTGCATATTGGTTTGTTAAGCTGTTATCTGTTATAGATGCAAGAGCATCTTTTATAGTTGTGTAATCAGAACCACCTTTTCCAACAGTTACAATATTAGATGGATCTGGGTATCCAGCATCCGATCCTATTAATTTATTTCCACATTTATCTATCATGTCAGTATAATTATCCTTCCATTTGCTCCAACTGGTTTCATATAATAATCTGATGGCGCAAGAGATGCTGGGGTAAACGAAGAACATTCCCCCAATCTTATTCCACCTGCATAATTAGTTGCTGGTTTTCCTGCACCCGATGCTGTAATAGCTACAAGGTAGTCAGTTGGAACGGGATCAGGCTCTTCTATTTCAAGGATATGCACCTGTCCTTGTTTTGTAACTCCTGAAAGAACTTTTTCCCATTCATCTTTTGTTAAAACCTTTATTTCTTCAGCCATCATGTTATCCTTATTTTCTTTATCTGACTAGAAATTGTATTAAAACTATTACCTATTTTTTTATCTACTCCTCTGGAGTAATTCAATCCATTCATTCCATTTGTTTCTGGATCAAAATCAGAAGCATTGTTTCCAATTAGTTTTATATTATTTTTATTATCTATAATGATGGGACTTTCTCCTATATATGTAACAAGAATATATTCATATGCACCCATGTCCCATGGTGAAACTCTCAAATTCCCATCTTTATCGTCATCATAAAGACCAGAGGCTGGATCATCTGTTCCACCATCTTTTGCACCACTCGAATCCCCAGAAGTCAAATGAAAGTCTCCATTTGCTGAATCAACAAATTCAAACGTGGCATTGATTATATCATTGCTACCGCCTGTAGTAATTCCCAAATCCGAAGCATTATAATCGCTATTTGTCCATGATCCTGATCCAAGAACAGAAATTATATTTGCAAAAATACAATTAACTGCTTTTGTTGTTCCTAATGGTAAATAAGCTCCATTCCTTCCTGTACTAATTGTACAATTATAAATATTAAGAGTTGAACCACCATTATGAATTAAAGAATTCGCAATACTTCCATCAACTGCATTTGTATTATAAATAACTGAATTATATATGTTAACTGTTCGTCCATTATCGCAAGAAAAACAACGTTCTCGATAAGAATTATTATTTGCACCCTTTAAAGTTAATTTGTCTAAATTCGTAACACTTCCAGATGGCAGACCGTCAACATATAATGCTTTTTGATAATTTGCATTAGTTGCAGTCAGTTCAACTTGCAATTTTGTTATTGTAATAAAAGCATCAGACAGAGTTAATACATTTGTATTCGCTGCTTGTAATATATAATTATCATCTTCTTGTATAATACGTATATCATAAACAGAATTTGTTGTTGATCCATTAAATATAACAGCAGTAGTGTCTTTTGTACCACCGCTACTTCGTAGGTGATAAACTATATTATCTGTATCTGTAACATAATCACCATGTCTTGCTGCTTCTGCTGCATTTAGGCTATTATAAGCATTATTCCAATCATCTCCAGTCCCAGAACCAGTAGCGTCAGGATCTACATATACATCTATTTGTGCCAAAACTAACCCCCTTGAAATTCATATGCACCCCTATCTTTGTTTATTCTTATTGTGCCTTCGATATCTATTTCATAATTACAATCAGTATCTGTTACCAAATCAACTCCTGAGTCTGTGCTTCTTGTTAACGAATAATCATTTTTTTGTATATCTTTAAATATATTTACAGTATCAATTTGATTATTCGAACTTAAACCATAATCAAGATCAAGATTATTTAAATAATAATTATAGTCTTGACTGCAATATAAAAATCTTATTCTTTCGCAATTTGCCCATATATTGTTGTATATTAAATTTCCAGTTTTTTCAGATCCATTGAATCCAACATTTATTCCTTGTAAATTATAAGATGTATTATGATATACCTTGCAATTCCCAGAAAGTGCTCCTGCAATAAGTGCAACTATGCCCATTCCTAAACCATCTCCACTTTGACCAGCATTTGGGTAACCAGATGTATAGAAAAAAACATTATTATAAACTTTCCAATCATAACCAGCCATAATGGCTGCTGTTCCCTCGATGTCTTCCCATATATTATTTCTAATAATAAAATTAGAACAATCTCCAGTAACTTGAATACCCTCTCCGTGAGAAACTCCATCACTATGGTTTCGTGCAATATGGCAGTTTTCTATTATTCCATCATCTGAATTAACAAAATATAAACATATACCAGGAATATCATGTATATAACAATTACGCATTGAAAAGTTATTTACTCTTGCTTGTGAATGAACCTGAAAACCTCTACCGCCACCATTACTATTATCACAGCCCTTGTGCTGTATTTCCAGATTATTTAATGTTATACCATAAAAAATTCTACCTGCCCACCCTGTATCTATTACAGAAATAACCGCATCTACATCGCTTGTATTTGTATAAAATTTAAATCCATGCTCAAATAGACCATCTATAGTATAATAACCTTCATTAAATTCAAAAACAGAAAATCCAGTATGAGAATCCAATTGTTGAAATATAGCCTGTCCTTTCCCGTAATCTGTTAACCAGTCTGAAGCAGGTCCGTGTTCAGCAACAGTTGCTTTTTTAATTATAATTTCTGTAGTCCCATCTTCTGCATCATTAAAAATTTTTGGGCCATATATTCCAGAAGCTACATAATAAGTAGTTCCTCTAGTTAATTCACTTGGCAAATCAGTATAAGCATTATTCCAATCATCTCCAGTCCCAGAACCAGTAGCGTCCGCTCTAACATATTTATATGTTCCAGTGTAACTTTTTATCTCTTTTTCGAAGATTTTAAGTTCTTCTAACTTTTCTATTTCAGCTATATTGTCAGTAAAATCAAGAAAAGAAGTATCTACATTATATATTCTTTTCTTGATCATACTTCCTGCATTATATAAAGGTCCAGTGCAGTCTTGAACTTCAACACCTGGAATCGATATGACCTTAAAAGCATTATCATCAAAACTTCTTTCAGAAGTCCAATATCCATCGGGTTGAATTTCTACGATATCTCCTTTTTCATATATAGTTTCATAGTTTCTATTATATATTAATAGCTCAGACATATTACGTTTTTCTTACCTTTTTGTTTATTTGAAATTATGTTAAAATTATCACTTTCCCATCAGCTCCTACTGCTTTGACATAATAATCAGATGAAACACTGTTCGCCGGAGAAAAACTTTCGAAAGGAATGCCACCTTCGAAGTCCCCTGCGGGAGCACTGCTTCCTGTATCAACCAAAGCTACAAGATAGTTTGTAGGTGTTGGATCTGGATCTGTGTCCAAAATATGGACCTGCCCTTCAAATGTTACATTCGAAAGAACTAGTTCCCAAGTATTTTCTGTTAAAGGTTTAACTTCGCTTGCCATTATACAACTCCAAATGAAATTTTTTGCATTTTTTGAACGACAGGAGATGTGCTTCCCTGTTCAATTATAACCCTGCCAACCAAGACACAACTTTCTTTTATCACATCTGGAATATCTGTTACAATAACACTTTCTTTTGCTGCAGCAAGAGAAGTGAAATTTCCAGATAATATAGAAAAAGCCAGTTTACTTGTAGAGCTTATTACTCTATAAATATAATTTACAACAAACTCACCAGCTCCCAAGGTGGCTAGTCCAGACGCAGATTGATACTGAGTATTATTTATTTGAGTTACAGCACTTGAAACCCAATTGCCATTTATATCCTTAGAAAATAAAAACATGTCATTATTGACAACTGAAGTATCTACGGCTAAACAATCTGTCTGCTCAGTTGCTCTGTTTGCCGAAAGTGCTCCAATTTCCACATAATTACTTGTTGAAGTGAGGGTAAATTCTGTAGTAATCTCAAATTCATGACGTTTTTTTATTTGTTCAAGCATTTTTTCCGCCAAACCGTCTGCATTTGTTCCATAAGGAAGATTGTAAATAGACCCCGAAAAATAAAGGATAGATGCAACAGGAACAATGCTTGAATAATTAAAAGAGCTGTCATCTGTATACATTACATAGTCAGGAGTTCCTGCATTATATCTGGCTCCTAAAAAGTTTACCCCAGAAGCCAACGCAAAGCTTTTTTCTGCTAAAGTATATTCTCCAAGAAATCCACTATGATCACTTTCTGAATTAAGCAGCACATTTGAAGTCGGTACTACATATACTCCACCAACCAATGAAGTTGGAAGCGTTGGATATGGTTTTGTTATTCCGGTATGTCTTGAGATATCTAAATATGAACTTTCTGCACTTTGTAGGTATACAAAGCTGTCTATGCTTTTATTTGAGATATTTACGTCTTTAGCATCAATATTTTGTGTCAAGGCTTCAGGCAAATTAAGAGTTTCCCCAAGAGTATCAATCGCCCAATCTTGCAAAATATTATTAACTTCATCAAGATCATCTACTGCAACCATTACATCATAATATGTTCCACTGTGCAAAACTTCACAATATCTTAAGTTTTTACTGTTAGATGCCATTTCATTTCTCCAATTATAGTTCTAAAATTTCATCGTCCTGAAGTTCATCTATCTCTTTGTCAAATTCACCATTTGCGAATTTTTTAAGAACTTCAATATTGTCTAAAACTGCTTTTACTTTATTTTGACTTAATTGAAAACCACCTTTCATAAAGTTACCCGAAATACGGGCCATTCTTGCTTTCTTAAATTTTGAAAAAGATTCAACCTTATTTATAATTTCTTTTTCTTCCTCTTGAGATTTTTTAACTTTTTTCATGTCTTTTATCCTTATCTTAAATAATCTATATATGTTCCAGTATTTTTAACTTCAGAGTCAATACATCCTCTTTCTAAATAAAGTGTCCCTATCTTATTTATATTTACACTTTCAATACTTTTTCTTAATTGATTTATATAAATTGGAGCCTTGCAAACCCGACAATTGCCAACAATTATGTTCATATTAATCTAACTCCCTTTTCCATTTCTTTAAGAACATCATCAACCATATCATCCATGTCGTCACTATCTTCATATCCTTCATTGTTAGCATCCTGAGCTGCCTGGGCCTGGTCCATTGCTTGTTTGTTTTGCATCCAAACTGTATTTAATATAACCTCTCCAAGTCCATTTGGAAGAGGCTTTTCATCATTTTCAGCTCTAACTTCATCAACAGTTTTGTATGTTTCAACATTTTTCTTGCGAAGATCTGCTTCATACTCTTTGTCTTCAGTTCCAAGGCCATTAAACCGAAACATAAAGTCCTTTGCAAAGTCATACCCGCAAGTATCAAGAAATCTGTTGACAATATAAGAAAACCCACCGAGCATCTCTCTAACGCCTCTATTTTTAGAAAAGATCTGCTTCCCATCCTGGTTTTCGCTAAGAACATTTTGTGCTTGATTAAGCCTTAGCCCAATCTCTGCTGAGTCAGCACCCATTATAGAACAGGTTAAAGCACCTACAAATTCCATATATTTTTGATATTCCATATCTCTATTAGAAGGAAGAAGATTAAGAACCTTTGCATCACTATTTAGAAGAGGGATATTCCATTGACCGTCCATTGCTTCAAAATTTGCCATCCATTCATCTTGAGCATCTTCTAATTGTTCTTGAGTATAATTTGAATCTTTTCCCATCGCAACAGCTACTTTTGGAATTGCACCTCGTGAAAGTCCATTTGAATTGTATGTAAGCGAATTTATGAAAGCAACTATAGCAATATTTGCTTTTTCTACAACAGAAAGTCCCTGTTTATAGTACCTAACATCATTTAACTCATTTCCAAGATCATAAATAAGATCGTCTTCCTTAAATGCTGCAGTAATTCCGCCACCACTCATGCCATAAAGAAGTTCTTGAACATATGCGATTTCTTCAGCAGGTGGTATTTGGTCAATTTTAACTTTTTTTATCTCATCAGCAATTTTGCTATATTTATAAGCAATTCCAACACCAGTTCCAATTTGAGTAAGAGATCCATAATAACCATCTGGTCCAACAGGAAAAATCGTAGCACCATCTAAAATCCAAAGAGCAACTGCACGCCCTGCATGATCTCTTTCAACTTCCCAACAGACTTTGTCTATAAGAAGTCTATCTCTAACATATTTCGTGATTAAATTTTTAAATGAATCGGTATGACTTTCCAAACTTTTATAATCATTGACTTGAAGCTTTATCATAAATTCTTCTAAGAATGATTTTTGTTGCTTCTGTTTTTCTGAAATTTCCCTTTTTTCATCTTTTAAAGCGATTTCCCACCCAGGAATATCCCTGTCATGGGAGATGTGACAGAACTCAAGAGCCTGCTGAACTCTTAAAGTAACAATAGATCCAACAATTCCATTTCTTTTTTCGGTTAACCTTAAGAGGGGATCTGGAATTTTATCTTTTGGATAAAGGATATTGTTAAAACTAACATTATTCATCCAATCATACTGAGTTCCTTTTGGAACTCCAGCCTTCAAAAGTTTTTTATCAACTCTTTTCAAGGCTGTTTTAGCATCACTGAGTGCCCTTTCATAATTTACAAGCTGGTTCTTTTGTCTTTCTTTTGCCATTATAATTTATCATCTATAGAGCTGCCCTTTTATAATGGCTTTTACTCAAATGTTATATTTTATTCGTTTTCATCTTCTTCTTGAGAATCTTGAATAACAACACCATGTACCTTAACAAGCCATTCCACTAATTGCTCTGGAGTAAGGTTTTTCATTTTTTTTTGTGCTTTTTCAAAAATTTCCATAAGTTGATCTTCTGTTAGCTCTTCAGGAAAATTTTTGTTTTCATACCATTCTTTACCGAGAACTTTTTCCAACCTCTCCCATGTTTTATTGATTTCAACCTTTCCAATCGTTCCTTCTTCATTATTTTCTTCTGGTTTTGTAGTATTTTCACCATCTGCTGTTCCACCATTGCTGTCTTTTATTTCTTTATTTACAGCTTCAGCAGTTGCTTCAACCTCTACATCTTCAATTTGAAGTACATTAACTCCCTTTTTTTCAAGCCATTCCATAAACTCGTGGAAATATACACCTGTTTTTAT